AGTTCCAGTCTTAATAATGTAAGAACCTGCTGTAACATCAGCAACATAGTTACCAGTAGTATCAGTTCCTAAGGCAACTGAGTTAGCAGCGATAGTTGCAGTGATAGAAGCATCGGCTGATCCGTCAAAAGAAACTGAGCCGGTGACGTCACCAGTAATACTGATTGTTCTTGCAGTAGCTAGCTTCGTTGTAGTAGAGGCATTACCACTTAATGCAGCAGTGATAGTGCCTGCACTAAAGTTACCAGATGCATCTCTAGCTACTATGCTATTAACAGTATTAGTAGAAACTGCATGCATTCCTTCAACTAAGTCCGCATCTAGCCCACTTCCAGCACCATCTACAGTTTTTAATAGTGTTAAAATTTCTGCGGCTGAAAGCCCAGAGGAAACATCAACTATACTTTCAGTTCCACCTACATTCTTTTTTAAATATAGTTTACCATCATAGGTATTAACAGCAAGCTCACCTAGTTGTAAGTCACTGACTAGTGGTACTTTGCCTTGTACAGAACTTCTTTTTAATTTGACTGTATTTGCCACGAGTATATACTCCATTAATAATGCCAATATTGGCGTTTAAATTTCTCAAGTCTACTTATAAAAATACACTTGAGAAATTTGGGGCAATTTCTTGCCCCAAACTTTTAAAATGCTCCGCCGTCAATAGTGTTAGTCCAAATAGGAGTACCACTAGAATCTACAGATAGAATCTGACCTATGGAGTTAGTGGCGTCCCAAGTACCTGCTTGAGTTACTTGTAGTGCTCCTGTACCATTGCCGTATATAATACCCTTAGAGGTGAAGGTACTGGCTCCAGTACCGCCGTAAGAAACAGCAACAATATTACCTTGCCAAGTAGATCCTGTAGATATGGTCTTATTTGTAAAGGTTTCAGTACCTGCTAAGGTAGCTAGGGTACCTGTAGTTGGTAATGTAACGTTAGTTGTAGCTGTTACAGTTAGTGTGGTAGCAAAAGCACCGCTAGTAGTTAAGTTACCACCAAGAGTAATAGTTTTACCGTTGTTATTAACACCAGTACCACCATACTGACCAGCAATAACTGTACCTTGCCATGTACCTGTTCCAACGGTACCCAATGTGGTAATAGATGTTTGACCTACATAGGTGGAGGCAATATCTACGCTATCAGCATTAATTGTAATACGGTTAGCAGTACCACCAACATCAATAGTATTACCAGTCTTAGTTAAACCAGCACCAGCAGTAATTTGTCCGGCACCAGAGAACTGAGCCCAGTCAATGCTGGTAGTACCCACAGTGATAGTACCATTTGTTGTAACTACATAACCATTATCAGCATTGGCTGTACCCTCTTGTACAAATACAAAGTCACCGCCACCAATTTCACCGTTTGGCGATTGATCAAAGTCAGTTGCACGAGTTAGAACCCAGTTTGTAGAAGCAGAACCAACATTGGTAACAGTATAAATACCGTTTTGCAGTGCTGCTGTCTGGTCTTTAACTAGAACACGGTTACCTACATTGAGGACAATAGAGTCTAGGGTTAGGGCTGCTTGAGTTCCTGCATTGGTTAGTGTAGCACCAACACCTGCAGTACCATTAGCATAAGTAACTGTTAGAGTACCTGTAGTAGCAACTCTTGCAGAATCTTTAACTGTTAGACCAGTCTTAACAGCATCAACATAAGCCTTAGTAGCAGCATCCTGTGCTTGTGTAGGATCAGCAACAGAAGTAATGCGCTTATTGGAAACGTCTACTGTACCGGTACCTTGCGGTTGAATAGTAACTGTACTATTTGTAGCATTTGTACCAGAAGCAATTGTAACATTGCTAGCACTGGTAGAGATTTTACCATAGGTAGCATTACCAATATTTAAGGTTTGTACAGCGCCAAAAGCATTAACTGTAGTAGCTGTAGTATTAAATACATCAAAAGATGTACTACCAGTAACAACAGAAGTTGTAAAGGTTGGGCTAGTACCAAATACTAGAACACCCGTGCCTGTCTCGTCACTGATAACACCTGCTAATTCAGCAGAAGTAGTAGCAGCATGTACACTTAACTTATCGGCTCTATAGACTACCGTACCACCAGCACCAAATGCAACAGAAGAAGCATCTGTGCCGGTAAAGGTTAGTGTATTACTTACAGTTAGTGTCTTACCATCAGCAATAGTAAGTGTAGAACCTGTTGCAGGTGCCGTAATGCTTACTTTGTTAATGCTGGTAGCGCTAGCAACACCCAGGGTAGGGGTAACTAGGGTTGGGCTAGTAGCAAATACTAGGGCACCACTACCAGTTTCATCGCTAATAACACCAGCTAGTTCTGCGGAAGTAGTAGCTGCAAATACGCTTAGTTTATTATTGGTTAAGGCAACAGTACCAGAGCTAGCAGGTAGAGTAATTACTGTACCGGTTCCAGCTGCTGCTGTTGGGATAATTTGTGCAGTACCAGAAGTAGACCCGGGAAGAGTAATGCTGGTAATGCCTGTTAAAGCTAAATTAGCAGATGTTCTATTTAAGGCAACTGCTGTAGTACCAATATAATGAGTATCAGCACGTCTTGCAATTGTTGCATCTGCATCAATTGTTACTGCATTAGTACCTACTGTAGTGGTAACACCATCTCCACCGGTAACAGTAAACGTATCACTTAATAAAGAAATACCATCAGTACCAGTATCACCTGCAATATTTAAAACTGTTGCAACACTTACAGTACCAGCAGCAGTTAATCTACCCTTGGAATCTACTGTAAATGTAGGAATTGCAGTTGCACTACCGTATGTACCGGCAGTTACGCCAGTATTTGCTAAGGTTAATGCAGAAGTAACATTGCTAGAACCGTCAAAGGTTACTTGCCATGTAGCATCGCCAGTAATATCAACAGTACGTGCTGTTAATAGCTTAGAAGCCGTATCAATATTACCTACAATTGTACTATTAAAAGTTTTTACACCCCTAACAGTCTGGTCGCCGGTTAAAGCTAAAAACGCACCAAAACCACCAATAGGATCTACTGTAGTAGCCGTACCGCCTGCACCACCTGTACCTTTGCCGTAGTATAGTACGTTATCTACTTCGTTAAACGCTAATTCAGCGTTCTGTAGAGAGGTTGGCGCCCCGGCAGCGCCTGTCGCTCTACGTTTAATTCTAATTATATTTGCCATTAAAAGTTTCCTCCATCAGAAACGCTGGTTCTATTTACATTAGTCCATATAGAATTATTAGCATTAAAAGTTAACAAATCTCCCTCTTCTGGAAGGGCAATACTAACAGCATAGCCATCAATACCGCTAGGTCCTGGAGGGCCTTGTAAACCTTCCGTAATAACATTAAATATTTCTGCGTTTACGGTTTCTACTGTTACTATAGTTTCTTGGGAAAAGGCGGAGTCTACAGTTACTAAATACTCTTCAGAGGTTACTTGATTAACTGTAATATCACCGTTCATCTAGTTACCTCAGGTTTTAACCTAACTTTACCCTCTAGAAGTCGTATTACATAAGCTTCATTAGTGGTATAAAGTTCTAAATCCCATACCCCACGTTCTGGTATAATAGCCGCTGATACATCTGCAGGTACATTAAGTCTAATAATACCTGTTAAATCCTCTATAAGTATTCGTCCATTTTCAGTAGTTAATGTTAAAAAAGGAATTGCATCCTCAATTACTTCTCTAAACATGCAACGTGCTTTATATCCGGCTAAGTTTACAGGAGTTAATTGCCCGGTTTCAGTATCTTTAGTTTTCCAAGTAAAAACCCGTTCGAAGGTGGAGCCCTTTTCAATTGTTAAATCTAATTTTCCTGCCATATGTGCTCCTTAAACAAAAAAGGGAGGCCTAAGCCTCCCTGTTTTTAGCTAACTATTGATTAGGTAGCAGACCACTTCAAGCAGGCAACGCCTTGGCCATCAACTGTAGAGATTTGTTGGAATCCAGTACGCAGAGACGAGACAAGAATTCTTTGTTGATACTCAACAAAGTAGTCGCTTTCAACCTGTAGGCCCTTATAGTTACCAACCATAAAGTTTTGAGTATTAACAGCAACTGCACCATAACGGCCAGCAACCTTACCAGCCTGCAATTCACCAGTAACGATAACAGGAGAATTACCAACAGAGCCAATTTGACCAGTTAATAGAGTAGCCTGATTACCTACCTTGTCCATTGTCATAAAGTTTGGATCTTCTAGAAGATCGTAGTAAACGTCGTTTGTAACGAAGTAAACAACTTGTGCAGGATCAAGACCCCAAACACCAAGTTTCTGACGAAGAGCGCGTAGATTAGCAACAGTAGCTGCAGCAGTAACGGCAACAGTAGTATCCTGAGCGGTATTGTAAGTAGTTAAGCCCTTGATAGGATCAGCGCCATTAGCAGCAGTACCAGCAAGAAGAGCCTTGTCCCAAGCCTTGGACATTCTGCGGATCATAGCGTCGCGAACGATAGGCATTAGGGCGATGATAGCATCGTATTCTTCTTCGTTAGTTAAGAACTCCTTGGTAGCTAGCTTGTGAGCGGTAATGCTTAGTTCTTTTAGTGCATGGGTCTGAGCAGCACCAGAAGAGTTAGCTGTACCGTACTGGGCCGAACTAACCCAAGAAGCATAACCGGCTTCAGGATTAACTGGGAAAGTAGTAGTAACGCTAGGCATAGCTAGGTTACGGAAGCGAGGAGCAACGACTAGAGCGCGACGGATTTCGTCCATCATGTTAGCGGAAACAGTGTTTTCCCACTTATCGCTAGCAACGTGCGCACCATACTTCTGAACTAGATTGCTGAAAGCCTTGGTTTGGTCAACTTTTTGGCCAGTAACCTTGGCGAATAGAACAGCCTTTTCGATTTCAGCATAGGAAACGTCAGCAGGCTTCTTATCTTCGAAAGTCATCTTGGACTTTTGTAGAGCCTGAATTTCAGCAGACTTTTCAGCTAGTTCAGCACGTAGGCCGTCTAGAGCTTGTGTTAAAGACTTGGTGTCGTCTTGTAGTTTCTTTTCAATGTCTTGAACTAAGCGCTCTGCACCACTCTGACCAACTTCAACAGCCTTAACAGCGGCAGCTTCAACAGCAGACTTAATCAATAGTTCTAATTGTTCTTTATCCATATTTAACTCCTTTTCCATACCAGTAATTTCTGGTTCAGCGGAACCTTTATTCTCTTCCCCTTCACTACTGGTTTTAATGAAGGATTTTTTAAATTGGGCATACTCTTCTTCAGAGCCAAATGCCTTAGCTAAATCAAACACAGAATCTTGATTGGCTGGTACTGAAACCACACTTACTTCAAGAAGTTCTAGTTCTTTAATAACAAAAATATCTGTAGCTTGATCGTAATCAGCATCTTTAACAATAAATCCAACTGAAAAAGCCTTTAGTACACCATCTTTAATAAGCTGATATACGTCTTTTGCTGCTGAACTGATCTTTGCTGAGATTTTTAATCCCTGTTCATCTACCTCCAGTCCATCACACACGCCAATAGGCTGTGAGTGATTGTGGTAGGCTAGAATAATAGGATTTTTTCGATAATTTTTTAGAGCAGCTTCGTTCCAAGCGGTTGAAGGGATTACATCACCATATCTATCCTTAGAAATAGTATTTGCATATCCTTGAATTCTAATAGGTTCCTTGGAATCTTCTAGAGCTTTCTGTTCAACTTGGAAGTGGCTATATAACTTTAGTTGTTTGTTAATTGCCATTAATTGGAACCTCCTTCTTGAGGTCTACCGCCCTGGGATGGGTCGCTTGCGCTGCCTGCTATATTGGCTGGAATTCTTAAATCGTCATGCCCTTCTTTTGGTTCATAACGAAGTTCTACTCTAGCCTCATTTGGAGAAATAACTCCACCGTTAACTAGTGTAGTATAGTAAGCAGCTGCATCACGCATATCTGGTTGGAGGGCAGATACTTTGGATGCCTCAGGCTCGAGATTATAACCAAAGAATCTCTCGAACGCTGAGTTAACTTGTCTTACCAAGGGTAAAACAGTTTCTAAATAGAATAGTCTTAGATTTGGTGCAATATTTGCATTATTTCCCCCATCTAAAAGGATTGGAGGAACACCTAAAGCCATTAAAATTTCACGATCCTTTTGTTGAATGGAAGCTTCAAAGTCTAATTCTTTGAAGTTTACATCCGATAAGTTCTTTATATCTAATCCACCGTCTAAGATAAGTGGACGTTTACCACCACGTGTAGGATTATACTCCCGTGTCCAGGAGTCTATTAATCGTTGCTTAACTCTATCACCAAGAATATTGGTAGATTTAAGAACTAATCCTGGTACAGCGCCATTCTTAAAGAAGTTCTCTTGGAACTTAGTCATATTTTGGCGTGCTTGAATGGTACTTTGAATAGAGCGCAGTCTTGACGTGCCCCTAAATATAGTATCGGAAGAGTTATCCATGATGTGTAATACCTCACTAGGAAGAAACTCTGTTCCGTTTGAATATGTGTAATTCTTTACATAAGTTTTAGGATCAGCATTAACTGTTACATTCTGTGCTGGTAAGTGATATAAGTAAGAACCATCCCAATAAATAAACGCATTACCTTCTAGTAAAAGGTCAGAGTATATTAATCGTCTAAACTTGTCCTGATCTTGAAATAAGTTAGGTTGGAAGTTTAGTAAATTATATACTTTTGTTTTACGAATATTATTAGTAGTGGCAACTAATCCACTTACTTTTTCTGCTACAGAGTAATCAAAAGACGCTGCTCCGTTAACTATTAAGTCAACCCCTCTGCGTACAGACTCTATATTATTATAAGCTTCTATAAAGGTATAGTACTGAGCTTCACCGCCAGCACCCATTCCGCCTTCGCCGCTAATAGTCTGTTGTACGGGGTTAAGCTTCTCTAGTATCCATTGCTTTAGTCCCATACTTCTCCTTTTGCTTCTCTACCCATGCCATCTGCTTTGGTGCAGTATGCAGCAGGGGTTTTCCACCATAAATTTGATGCAATAGCTGGTGATGCTTTTTGCACAAGGTTACGACTTCGTCGTAAATTTGTGCGCGATGTTCTAGAATAAACTCATCACGAACGGCTAAAACACCTGCATCAGTTGAAATATCGTAACCTTTTTCTTTTGCCCACTTGTCTAGTAGATTAGTAAGGCTTGCGAAATGGTGGAGCTCAAGGTTTTCTTGAGCTCCACATATATAACAACTTGATTGTTTTTCGTAGGCAGATTTTGCTTTATCTCTAACGTGTTTTATTCGGTCACGTTTATTTGTAGCCAAAATTTTTAACTCCTAATTGTTGCTATTATATCCCAACAAGAAAAAATTTTCAAGTATTTTTAGTTTAAGCTCTAGTTTTTAAGCCCTCTAACCTTTTTTCGAAGATATTTAAATAGGCACGTACCGAAGAGTATAACCTGCATAAATAATTAACGTATTCTAACCCTGTACTGCTATCGGAGTACTTAGACTACCGGTGCCGGGCTACTGGGTATAAGTACTGGTACTTTTAATATTTCTGAAGTTTCTATACTATAGTAAAACTGATCGGCAATAGTATCATCTGCACAGTCTATCCAATAAAATGGATACGCTACTTCAAAGGGCACTACTGCTATATCTACTATACGTATACCTATAATTTGGTTTGTATTTACGTCTAATACCTCTTCTAGAGGTGAAATTAAAGCTTTTTTTGTCATATTTTACCACTCCACAACAACTATACCGGCTACGCCATAGCCTCCAGGATAACTGTAGCCCCCTCGATTACCTCCTGCACCTATAGTTACAGAAATTGCACTGCCAGGGGTTAGCCCCGTAATCATCCTTATCGCCGTGCCACCTCCCGCACCCGCCCCGCCTGCACCTGAGTTAAATTCACCACCACCACCACCAGCCCC